CGGGTTTAGCGTGTCAGCTATCTCGCAAAGCATGATTGAGCTCAGTTGGGGCAGCGTGGACACCGCGGACGGTTACAAATGGGAGCGGCGCAAGGGCAATCAACCGAAGATCATCGAAGCTACCGGAACGGTATTGGCTACGGCAACGAACTTCCGAAACAGTAGTTTACGAAGAGGCACGACTTACTGTTACGACATTTGGGCTTACAACCTGGGCGGGACATCGCAACAGTCGCCGATCTTGTGCGCAACCACGCGGCCATGATGAAACAATGTCGGTAAAGTGTCCGAACTGTCATCATAGGGTCTGGTTCAAATGCCGCTTGTGCAAACGCTCACTAGGCGACGACAATACTTCGGGCTTATGCAGGCACTGCGTGTGCGCGGTAAGAAACATTGATCCGGCTATGATTGAGAAAATGCAGAAAGCAAAGAAAGATAAATGGTTCAAAGGTTTCGCGGCGACAATACCGGCCGATGGCTGAACAAGAGGATAGATTTTCTTTAGACCGCCGTCCGATTCCCGATCCGACGGTACTGACGACGCAGCAGCTACAACGCGAGGTAGCAGCGCTCAAGGAGATTATCTTCACGCGATTGGATGCCAACGATAAGGCTGTTCAGTTATTACATGATGACGTTACACGAGTCCCGACCGACACTGATAAACAAATTGCGCACCTGAAAGAACTGCATGAGGAAAAATTCGAGTCTATCGTCAAGCAATTCGCCGAACGCGACGCGCGGATGGATCGAGAGGCGGTGAGTAATAAGACATCCCTGGATGCAGCGCTTCAGGCGGCGGAGAAGGCAGTCAACAAGCAAAATGAGACATTCGCGTTATCGATTAACAAGAGCGAGAACGCGACAAATAAACAGATCGATCAACAAGCGTCGCTGATTCATACGTCTAACAATGCTTTAGAAAGTAAGATTTCAGACTTGAAAGATCGAGTAACCATTATTGAGGGGAAGAGCAGCGGCCAGATCGTCGCGCAGACGAGTACTCAAATCAATCATAGTTTCCTGGTGGCCGTATTCGTCGCCTGCGTGAGTTTTGCGGGTTTGCTTGTCGTTATCATTCGGGAAGTCATAAAGTAATGGAGGTTCTATGAACGCAAAGAAAACCAAGAAGGACGCCAAGCCGAAGAAACATCGGGTAAGCGTCTTGGATAGAATTATAGACTTGGAAAACAGAATGGCGGTGGTCGAAGGTACGATTGCCGGATTAAATCCTGCTGTACCTACGCCGACGGCGGTTGAATCGCCGGAACCGGTAGCGGTGCCTTGATGCCAACCGAACCAGACAAAGTTGTAATGACAGAGCGCGCCGGTGAAAAACCACCAACGCACGCCGAGATAATTGTTTTAACATGGTGGCAGCAGGCGTTGATCCGCGGCTCGCGCGTTTATTTGCAAAGTCTCGTAGGCTTTATCATTGCGGCTGGCACGGGTGCGGCGGCTGCGGTTGGCGTCAATTTGCCGGTTGGCGATTTCGGCAAGCTTCTTTTATCGGCGGCATCGATGGCGGTTGCGCCAGCAGTAATATCGCTGCTGCAAAACTCTATTGAGATTTTGAGCAGACTTGATTCGAGCAACCCGCAGGTACGAGCATAACTGATTTCTGATCGTGTCATTTATGGTATTGGCAATCAAACTAAAGAGAAGAAGGAGACAACAACTTATGGCTAATCCTCATGCAAACGTAACTCACTGGCAAACGTCGGCTGATAATTTCGCAAAAATCAAAGCGGCAGCAGATGCGATTGTTGCGAATCCGGCCAGTACTCCGGACGAGGTGGCAGACGCTAAAGATACATCGGCAGCGATGACGAAAAATCTGGCGCGGCTTTTGAGCAAGTACGGCGTATCACCAGCGGCAGTGTAATTAAGTAAGGGCTTTGAATGGCACGATCAGAATTTAATTAGAGGTTAAAATGACTATGAATAGAGTGTTTGTTTTAATTGCTGTGATTTGTTTTCTGCTCGCGTTTATCGGCTCAGCGGTTAGCCTGAACGGCGGGCATCCTTACGGGAGCATGAGTTGGGCTGATTTGGTTGCTCTCGGTTTGTTTTTCTGGGCCGCGGCAACCTTTGTTGTATAGAAAGACAAAAATGAAAACATCATCATTTGGGCGTCGTATATCCAAGGACGAGCGCGACAAACAATATTTGATGCGCAGGCTATTAGCGCCAGCTCGCGCTGTCTTGCCGACTAATAAAATGTGGAAGATTGCGGCGAAGAATTTAGATCAAGGCGATTACGGAACATGCGTCGGCAATGCGTGGACTAATTTTCTCCGTTGCGCGCCCATTCAGACAACCGCCGATGAATCGATGGCACTTACGATTTACGACGCAGCAATTTTGCTCGATGAGTGGACGGACAACGACAACGACACGGACCGTCAAATGGGTACGTCGGTACGCGGCGGCGCAATGGCCGTGACTAACATGGGCAAACTCAAATCATATTTGTGGGCATTCGAGCTTCAACCTGCTGTTGAATGGGTGCTCACGATGGGTCCGGTTGTATTAGGAACTACGTGGTACTCAAGCATGATGAAGCCGGATGCACAGGGCATTGTACAAATAAAGCCAGGAGCGCGAGATTTAGGCGGCCATTGTTATCTGTGGCGTGGCGCCGATACTAAGAAGGCATTGGCTTATTGTTGCAATTCTTGGGGCGATTCGTGGGGATTGAGCGGTAACTTTGCAATTCCATTTAAGGACGTTGAGACACTTATACATAATGACGGCGAATGCTGTACGGCAATCCAAAAATCGTTGAAGGCGCTTTCGGTTTAGGGGGTGATGCCCGTGTGTCCAAATTGTCATTTTATACCATGTCAGTGTGGAACTTATAATTTTATAGCGTTCTAGCCGGGGATCACCGAGCGGTAACGAGTGATGGGAGAAAATACTCATGTATCTCTTATTGATCATTCTATTAGTGCTTGCGCTTCTCGGTGCGTTGCCAACCTGGCCACATAGTCAAGCGTGGGGGTACTACCCGGCAGGTGGGCTCGGTCTGGTGCTGCTTATTGTAGTGATTCTGATTTTGGTGGGGAGATTTTGAAGGCAATCGAAGTTATCGGGTTTGTTCTTTTATCGATTGCAATCGTGATTGTTTTGGGGATGTGTGTGGCGCTTATAGTTCTAATGTTTTTCGGGGGAGAGTAAAATGACGCCACAAGGTTATAGCAAGCTGATCGAATTCGAGGGCGAACAGTTCAGTGCTTACAAAGACACCGAAGGTTACACCACAATCGGAATCGGCCATTGCATCGATGAGCGTAAAGGCTGCGGTATCTCGCAGAACATCTCGCGGCGTCTTTTCGAAGATGATCTTGCCCGGTTTACGGCAACGGCGCGCGCAAACTTTGAATGGTTCGATGCGCTCGATCCGGTACGCCAGGACGTAATTGTAATGCTGCTATTTAATCTTGGGGCGAGCGGCTTGCACACGTTTCATCTGTTGCTGAAAGCTTACGGTGAGCATGCTTGGCACGAGGCGGCATTCCAACTGGCTAATTCTCTGTGGGGAAGACAAGTCGGGGCTGAGCGTAAACGCGAAATGTGCAACGCGATTGAGCTAGGCAAGTGGTGATGCCATTTACAACCGAAATAGATATTTCACCTATAAGCGAAACCGGCTTTCGTACTCGCTGGAAAGTGATTCAACCTTTAAATTTTCATTCCGTAAACACTGGCAAAAACTATGTCGTCCCGGCTGGAGAAACTACCGACCTTGCTTCCGGCCTCGTCATGGCCGCGAGCGCCGCGGCAATCCTGCACGATCATCTTTATGAGCGCGGTATCCATTTCAAGCAAATCAAAGATCAGCGGGAAGCTGACAATGTGTTTTATGAGGCCATGATCGATACGGGTGTTCCTCAGTGGCGGGCGCAGTCTTACTATTGGGCCGTCCGAATGTTCGGCTGGCGTTATTACAAACCGGCAATAGTATGAGCGACGTTCAGACTCAAGAAGAGTTGCAGGAGAATTTGAGACTTGTGATCCGCAACTGGACACTGCGTCAGAAATACGAAGCGCTAAAATATTTGTATGCTCTGCTTAACGTCAAAATAGATGACCTCCCCGCGCGCATAGCTCGTGAGCATAAAGCCGAGGTCGCCCAAGGAAAGCCAGGATCGCATGAATAAACCGGAATCGATGTTCTGGATAACCGCCGCGCTCTTGCTTGCGTTGTTCTTGTCGTCGGGTTGTGGCGCGGCGTACTTTTCAGCTAGGACTACAGCCACATATTCTATTCTTCCAGATGGCACACTTCAGGCCAGTTACGACAGCAGTAAAGATCAACAGGGTCTTGATTTGGACGTCGAAGCCGATAACGGCAAAATCAAGGTGGTGCGGATTCATGCCGATCGTGCGGGTACCAATGAGAGCGCCATTGCGGCGGCGCTGCAAGCCAACCTGAAATTGATCGGGCTTATAGAAACGCTCAGTGCAATCGCAGCTAAAGGCGGCGGATCATAAAATGGAAGAACAAACGACCGACAAAGAAATAAAGTGTCCTGATTGCGATGGGACCGGTAATGATCGTTACGACATTGAATATTTCTCGGTGACGGGCGAGGGCGACATCATGGCTTGTGGAAAATGTAATGGGAGTGGTCGAATAAAGGCGGGATCGTGAAGCGGTTATGGTACATGATTGTCATAAAAACCGTGCAACTTTATAATAGATTGCTGCGACGAAAGATCATGCCATGATTGAAGCCATTTTTATAATCTTGCTTTTCTTTGCTTCGTTTGCCGAGGCTCGCGATTCAGCGCAGGTGAGGGCATTTAGAAAAGCCAATCCTTGCCCAAGCACCAGCAAGACTATCGGGGCTTGTCCAAATTATGTAGTGGATCACATTGTGCCGCTCTGTTGGGGCGGCGCTGATCGTCCTAGCAATATGGCATGGGAAGAAACGAAAGCGAGTTATAAAAAAGACAAGTTTGAACGTGAGGCGTGTGCCATGAAGAATAAACAGGTTGTACCGAGTCAACTCAAATGACTACCGCCAACGATTATTTCAAAGGCTACGCGCCCAAGGTTACGGTTGGCCAGGGCAATCCTGAGACAATCAAGTATGGCAAGATCTGGAACATCCCAGAGTACAGAAAGTATGCACCGGGCGAGTTTTACAGCCAATTGTTTTTGACGCACGCGAAGCCAAGGCCCGGCGCTCATGTCATTGATTACGGCTGCGGCACCGGTCGCGGCGGGGTAATGCTCGCAAGTCTCGGCAAGCTTAAAGTCACGATGCTCGATTTCGTCAATAATTGCCTTGATGAAGATGTAAGAAATCTCATCATGAGCTCGGGCGGGCAACTCACCTTTATCAAGGCGGATTTGGAAAAGCGCATCCCGGTTGTGGCCGAGTATGGTTTTACCTCAGATGTGATGGAGCACATCCCGCCGGACAAGCTTGATCTTGTCCTGGATAACATCCTTCAGTCGGCGCAAACGGTATGGTTTACCATCGCCACATTCGAGGACAGTTTCGGAGAAACGATCGGTGAGCATCTTCACTTATCGGTGCACCCGTTTGAGTGGTGGAAGGAGCAATTCGAGAAGCGCGACTGTGAGATTTACTACTCGCAGAACCAGGACAATTATTATGCGCATTTCTATGTGCGCGCGTGGCGAAGCGGTCAGGAAGTTGTTGACGCCGGGCGGCTCAATACCGAGGAAAAAGCGATCATCGAGAACGTCAAGCATAACATCGCTCAGGGCTGGCAGCAGGTAGTGCCGCACGAGACAAACGAATTTGAATGCATGATTCTGGGCGGCGGGCCGTCGCTCAATCAGTTCGAGGAAGAGATCATACGAAACCGCGCCGATGGTGTGAAGTGTATTACCCTAAACGGAGCATATAATTGGGCGGTGCACCACGGAATCACGCCGTCGGCGCAGATCGTAGTAGATGCGCGTCAGTTCAATGCGCGGTTCACTAAGCCGGTAGTGGATGACTGCCGGTATTTGATCGCGTCACAATGCCATCCCGACGTGTTTAAGGACTTGCCGAAAGACCGGACTTTCATCTGGCATACGATGGCCGAGCAGTTGGGCGAAGTACTCGATGAACAATACGGCGCTGGTGGGTGGTACGGCATACCGGGCGGTACGACAGTGCTCCTGCGGGCCATCCCGCTGATGCGGATGCTCGGCTATCACAAGTTTATTCTATACGGGTGCGACTCTTGTCTAATGGGCGATTCGCATCATGCTTATGAGCAGAACGAGAACGCGAATTTTTATAGCTTGCCTGTGATTATCAATCCAAGCGGACGGACGTTTCGCTGCGCGCCGTTTATGGCGTCACAGGCGCATGAGTTTATAGACATGATCAAGTACATCGGCGACGAGATTGAGCTTGACGTTAAGGGTGACGGGTTGCTCGCGCATATACTAGAAGTGGGCGCGGAGCAGGCGGATTTGCAACAATTATGATTGATGTGGACGCGCTTTCTGACTGGATGATTAACGACTTCAATGATGATACTGGGAGTTTTCTCAATACCGAGGAAATGCGCGAGGCGCTTAAACAATTTTTAAGAGTTGCCGAAATAGAAATGGCGCACCGCAATCAGCATATTGCGTATGTCGATGACTGTGGATTTTGCGAGAAAGCCGTATGGTCAGGAACCTAAAATGACTCTCCCTGATTGGGTGCAAGCCGCGATCAAGAACCTTGAGCCGCCTAAGACAGGCAAGGTGGTGATCGAGATCGAGTGTTATATGGGCGGAGTAACCAAGATTGAAATCGGTGGGCATGTGAGGGTAAAGCCGGAAGTAAGCCAAGAAAGAGAAAAACCGCCTCAGTTTGTGAAAGCGTGATATAAGTAGGATCGATGAAAGTTTGCAAGGAAAGTGGGTGCGGGAAAAAACATTTCGGCTTGGGCTGGTGCGCAATGCACTACTCACGAATGGCGCGGCATGGTAGCACAGAAAACCCACCGCGAAAGAGTCCACCAAATAAGGGAACAACGCTGGGTAGAAAATGTACAGTACCAAATTGCGACAGAAAGCATCACGGTAACGGTAAATGTTTTATGCACTTCAAGCGATTTTACAAGCACGGCGATCTCAATCTGCATCGAACTGGCTGGCATCACACCGAAGAAACAAAAAAACGGTTAAGCTCAACTCATTTTGGTATTATTCGATCACCGGAATCACGACAGAAAATGAGCACGGCAAAAAAAGGCTTACCGTCTTGGAACAAGGGAATCAAAACGGGACCATTGCCGGAATCGACACGAGCTAAAATGCGCGGTCGAAGAGCTTGGAACTTTGGGCTTCCTTCACCGTGGAAATCTTGGCGATTCGTCAATTACAACGGCACGCAAATGCGGAGTTCATACGAGGTTCGCTTTGCAAAAATATTAGATAAAAGAAAAATGAAATGGCATTACGAACCAAAGCGATTCAATCTTGGTTGGTGCACGTACCTTCCAGATTTCTATGTACCAGCAATGAAGAGTTATATAGAGATCAAAGGATGGTTTGCGCCGACAGCACAAAAGAAGATCGCATCATTTAGACAACTATACCCTCATTACAGAGTAATTGATGGAAGCTGGTCTTTCGACCTGCACACTGGCGAGCATACGTCAGGGGTAACGCTTAGCGGTAGGAAGTGGCGAGTGCTGTATGACTGTCAGATGACAGAGCCTAAGCCTATGTTCGTTGACGAGCCGCACACTAATGATTGCGTTATAGAAGCTCTTGACGATGGGCAGCTTGTATCAATACAGAGGAAGTTCCTTAAGCCATACGTCGAGTCGCACTGTAAAACTTGCCGGTGTCGGTAGCGTGTATGGATCTTAGTAACTGCACAATCTTATCGTGGCTTCAGATAGAGTTTTAAAAATGTTTGAAGCTGTCTAATTAAATTCACGAGCAGTTCGCGGCGGCATGAAGCTCCTTAAACACTCGACGAAAGTCGAGAAGGAGTTCGACCTATGGCCGCTGGAACCTGGAAGATTTTTTCAAAAGCGAAACGGATTATCGGAGCTGGTGGGTCAGCAATGACCTCCGGTGGCATTACGCTCGGTGTAGGTGTGTTTAAAATGAGTTTACACAGGGCGTCGGCCAGCGCTAATTTACTCCTA